CCTCAACGACGTCATCGATATCGTCACGGCGGTTCGGTTCGGCATGCCAGGTGCGTCTCTGCCCGCGCTCACGACGCCGTTCACGGACGCGCAAGACGATTGGCTCGATGATCTGATCACCGATGCGAACCTGATCCTCGCATCCGATATCACGGATGAGGTTGCTGCCGCGGTCGCGCTCGAGGACATTGCCGGCCAGGTGGCCACGGCATTCAGCGCGTCCACGGTCAATACCCTTCGCGGTGCCGCTGCTCGCACCGCCACCGCGGATGGAACAGGAACCGGCACGATCGCGGTCGGAACCGATTTCGTGACCGTCACCAGCGACAGCGCCGACAAGATCATCGTTCTTCCCACACCAACGCCGAAGCTCGAGGTGACGCTGCGAAATGGCGCGACCGGCTATGAGCTCCGCAGCTCGGCGCCGGACACCGTGGCGATCAATGGCGGAACCGGAACGGACGCGGAATCGGCGATTGGCGCGAATGTCGTGACGGTTTGCCGGTGCGTCCTTGCAACCGCGTGGGTCTGCACGGACTACTCGACGGCCGGAGTTGTGTCGGCCACGGAGGTGGCCGCGCCCTGAGTATGAGGACGATAAACCGAATCATCCCGACCATCCAGTGAAACCGCCGCATCCACCGAAACCGGATTGACCTGACATGCCAGACACGACCCCATACATGAGCGTTGACGAGTTCCGATCCCGCATCGGCGGATCCTCGGACAGCGTCGCCGATGCGCTCATCACGGGAGCCCTGGTCTCGGCATCCGAGCAGATCGACGAGTCCTGCGCGCAATCGTTCGGACAGATCACGGCCACGAACTATTTCACGGTCCCATCATTCGATGTGCTCGAAACGCCGCCGCTGGTGAGCATCACCCAGCTCGCAACTGATGACGGCTCGCGGACCTATCCGACCGTGTGGGCGATCACCGATTATGATCTCTATCCCTACGACGCTGAGCAGCGCAATGTGCCCTTTACGGAGATCCGGCGATCTCCGATCGGCGTCTACTCCTGGCCAGGTTATGTGCGGGGAGTCCGGATCTCGGGCGTGTGGGGCTGGCCACGCGTCCCGTCGACGATCTCCGAAGCCTGCTATCTCCTGGCGAACCGGCTCATCAGTCTGTGGACCGCGCCGTTTGGCAAAACCGGGGCCGGTGAAATGGGCGCTGGGCTGAACATGACCGCGGCGATGACACCCATCATCAAAGAGATGCTCTCTGGGTACCGGGCGCTGGTGATCGTATGAGAGGCGACGAATCAGTTCATTTGATCGGCGAGGAGAAACTCAGGCTCAAGCTCGAACATCCAGAGTGGATGCATAAACCCGCGCGCCGATTCCTCGAAAAGTGGGGATCGTTTGTCGAGCGGACCGCCATGGGAAACATCATCCGGGGGAAGCACGGATGGATCGATACCGGGTTCAGCAAGCAAAGCCTCACGCACGAGGTGGACTCGTCCGAGTTTCCTCTATGGGCGAGAGCCGGATCGAATCAGAAGAAGGTGCGCTGGGGCGAATATGGAACTGGTCTGCTCTCGGAAGATCCCGAATCATCTAAGAAACGACACTGGCCGCCCGGCGCCGCACTCGATAAGTGGGCGCTGAAACACAAAATACCGAGCAAGAGCGATCCGGCCGTGATGCTGACCGGACGCGATATCGCGCGGATCATCGGTCTGCGCGGTGGATTGGAGCCGCGGCGATTTCTGCGCAAGGCGGCTGAGACGGCTGAGCCGAAGATTGCGGGCTGGTTGACCGATTTTGGTAAAGAGATCGAAGTCGAAGCATCGGCGAGGGTCTCGTAATGGCGCTCACGGCGATCTGCCTCGCCATCGCGGCGAAACTGCGCGACGTCGCCGGCGTTGACTCGGTGCCGGATCAGCCTCCCGCGCAGCTCGCGAATCAGAGAATGCTGCTGGTCTATCCAAACACCGGCCAAACGCAACCGATGAACAATGAGGTGATCGCGGGCCGGGACACGATCGTCGTGGAGTGGCACCTCAAAAACCCCGACGACAAATTGGCCTACGGGATTCAACAGGCGTTGCCGGTGCTCGACGCGACCCGCCTGGCGCTCTGGTCCGCCTATCGCGCGGGCGAATTCCGAACGCCTGGCGTGACGCTCTTGCATACGGTCACTACCGAAACCTTTGGCCAAATGGGGTGGGGAGATGATCCGACCTTCGGGTTTCGCCTGACATTGGATGTGTCTCACGGATTCGCGCTTACGTAACGAGAAAGGAAACGATCAATGGCTCTTCCTACAGCGGTCACGATTCCGAGCAGGCTCGCAACGGCGGGCGTTGCCTACACATGGACCGCCGCGCCGACCACGCCAACGGCCATGACGTGGATGCCCGGAGACATCTTCGAGGCATGGAACACCGATGGCACCACACCCTACACCGTGACGATCGTGAGCAATCCGAAGAATTCCCGGAGCGCGGTGACGATCACGGCTGAATCATTGGCGGCCGGAATCTTTCATGTCTTCCCGCGCTTCCCGCCGCAAGACGATGACACGCTCCTCGTCAACGCGAGCAACGCCGCAATAAAGTTTCGACGTCTTTCGACCAAGGCCCAACCAGCCTAATCCGGACGCTGGAAGCGTCTAGGGAGGGAATCAACAATGGATCCGTATACGGCAGTTAGTGGTTTCGGAATGGATTTACGGGTCTCGATCGATGCCGTGTTTACCCACGTGCCGTATTGCGACTCGCCATCCGGACCAGATGAAACAGTCGATCTGATCGAGGTCACGAATAACGATTCCGAGGGTGGGGTCGAGGAGTTCATCCTCGGCATCGTGCGCACCGGCGAGGTCTCGCTCGATATCTTCTGGCACGCGGACGACCCGGTGCACCAGGAAATCCAGGCGATCCAGCGGGCAAAGGAAAAGGGCTCCTGGCAGCTCTCGTTCCCGATGTACGCGGAAGATAACCTGATCGATTTCGATGGCTTTATCACCGGGCTGACGCGGTCTCAGGACAAGGGCGATGCGGTCAAGCGGACGCTCACGATCAAGCTGACCGGATTGCCGGTCGTTTCCACGGAGTAGGGTGCTTCGCTCCGGCTTGGACCCCTTCGGGTCGGGGTCGAAGCACCATTATGGAAGGGGTAGGAGATGACGACGAAAACGGGAGCAGAGCCAATAGAAGCGATCGGCCAGGTGACCGCAGCGAACGTCCACCGTGACTACGGCGGGCGCGAGGATGCCTTCAAGGGTCAACGGACCTATGAGGATGTCTACGTCTCGGAGTGGGGCAAGTGGTACCGCGTGCGGGGACTGACGGGCATCGAGCGAGATCAGTACGAATCATCGATCACGATCACCGAGCGCGACGGCTCTGAACGGATAAACGTCAAGAATGCACGGCCGAAGCTCTTGGTCGTCTCGGTTGTCGACGCCAACGATCAGTTGCTTTTCTCGATGTCCGACGTTCCACAACTCGCGAAACAACCGGCCGCTGCCATTCAGAAGGTTTTCGACGTCGCACGCCGCATCTCCGGATTGTCAACGGAGGTCAGCCGGGAGATTGACCAGGCTTTCGCCTCCGCCCAGAACGACGATTCTACTTCCGACTAGCGCGCGATCTGGGCAAAACCGTCAGTGTCTTGCTCTCCGAAATCGAGAGCTACGAACTGACCGAGTGGAAAGTCTGGTACGTGAGTGAGCACCTCGGGGACTATCCGGACTACCGGGCCGATCTGCGGATGGCGCGACTCGCATCAGTGATCGCTCAGGTCAATTCCGGCAAACGCGGTCGAACGTTCAGAGATGAGGACTTCATGCCGGCATGGACAAGCGTCGAGGCGCGAGAGACACAAAAAGTCGATGCCGTCGCGGGCCTACGAAACATGATGATTGGGCTTGCTCGGAAAGGCGAGACGCCGACGACACCTAAGCGCGAAATCGTGCATCGGCCAAAGCCAACGAACGGATAAGCCATGCGGGCGTGCTCTCTGAAATCTTTGTCGGGCTGGGGTACAAGGACCTCGGCTTCAACAAGGGCATGAAGACGGCACAGAAGACCCTGAAGCAAGTCGGCTCAGACATGCGCAAGGTCGGGCTCGGCATGTCGGCCGTCTTCACAGCGCCGGCGATCGCCGCTGTTGGTGGACTCCTCCACATCGCTAAAGAGTGGGACGACGTACTCGATACCCTCCAAACCGATACCGGCGCGACCGGAAAGGAACTCGAGTCACTCGGTCAGAGCGTGCAGAACGTCTTCAAAACCATTCCTGCTGATATGCAGGATGTGGCCAATGCCGTCTCCCTTATCAGTCAAAAGACCGGTGACACCGGACCGCAGCTCGAATTGATTGCAACCCAATTGCTGGAGCTCTCCCGCATCACCGAAACCGATCTCGGTACCAACATCTCGGCCACGACCGAGCTCTTCGATCAATGGCAGATCTCGACGGAGAAACAGGCGTCGACACTCGACCTGCTTTTCAAGGCGTCGCAACTCACCGGCGTTCCGGTCGCTGACCTCGCGAACTCGCTCGATAAATACGGGCCAATTCTGCGCTCGTTCGGATTTGGGTTAGAGGAATCGACGGCGTTGCTGGCGAACCTAGGGCAGGCCGGCGTCGATCCTGCAAACGTCATCACCGGATTGCGGACCGCATTCGTTGGCTTTTCCAAGGCGGGCGTGACCGATACCAACAAGGCGCTTGGCGATGTCTTCAATACGATCAAGAACTCGAAGACCGACGTCGAGGCGGCCGGGATTGGACTCGAAACCTTTGGCAGCCGAGCCGGTATCCAGATGGCGAATCTCATCCGCAACGGCACCCTGAGCTATCAGGACCTGCTCGCACTCATGGAGGGCAGCGATAGCACGATCCTCGACACCGCCGAGGCCACGAACGATCTCTCCGAGAATTTTAAGGTTTTCAAGAACCGGATAAAGGTCGATCTCATTCCGGTCGCGACCAGACTCTTCAACTATCTGAATAAGCGAGGCATTCCGATTTTGGAAGGACTGGCGACTAAGTTCGAGACTGTGGTCAAGTTCTTTTCCGATTTGCCAAAACCCGTCCTCATCCTCGTCGGAGTCTTTGGAGTCTTCCTCGCCGCCATCGGTCCCGTTCTGATCGTGGCTGGAGCATTGGCAGGAGCGATCGCCGGCATTGTCGGGTTCATCGGACTATTCGCAGCTGCCGTTCCCGCGGTCGGCACAGCTGCCGCGGTTGCCGCGGGTCCGCTCGCCGGACTCGGCGCGACGCTTGGCGCTCTTGTCTTACCGCTACTGCTAATCATCGGCGTCGTGGTCATACTGGCCATCGCGTGGAAGAAGAACTGGTTCGATATCCAGGGCAAGACGCGCGCGGCGATTGCCTTCATTCTGAAAACCCTAGACCCGTTCATTTCGAAATTCCTAAAAGCCACGAAGACCATCCGCAAGGGCCTGTCGATGATCGCCGACGCCTTCAAACAGGGCGGCATCAAAGGCGCGCTGCACGCGCTATTCGGAGATGCCGGGAAGATCATACTCAAGGGACTCGGGCGCATTCTCGGATTGCCGACCCGGATCATCGGGCAATTCCTGCGCGAGATCAAAACCGGATTCGCTCCGCTGGATGCGATCCTGCACAACCTGGGCGCGATGTTCCAGGACGTGGGCCTCATCATCCAGGCCCTCTTCTCCGGGCAATGGAGGAAGGCGCTCTCGCTTGGCTGGGACCTGGTCAAGCGCTACCTGAAACAGTTCATGCTGATTGGTGCGCTCTTGCTGGCGGTGTTCGATGCGATCCCGTGGGGCGATATCGCGTCGTCACTCTGGAAGGGTGCAAAGAGCGCATTCAATTTCCTGTGGGACACGGGCGGTCCGTGGGTGTTGAGCAAGGCTTCGACGCTCCTAGGTAAGGTGCTCAAAGGATTCGGTGAGAAGTGGGACTCGGATATCCATCCGTGGGTGAAATCACTCCCGGGTCGCATCGCCGATCTCATTTCGGCAGGATCGAAACTGGTGTGGAACAGCGGAACGAAACTCATCCAAGGACTCTATGACGGTCTGTCAACTTGGTGGAATTCCTACGTCATGCCGCTCGTGTCGTGGTTCGCATCGTGGATCGTTTCGCCATTTGCCAATCTCTATAACTCGATGTATTCGGTCGGAGCGAACCTCATCCAGGGACTCTACGATGGCATAACGGATTGGTGGAACCGATACCTCAAGCCGCTTATTGATTGGGTGGCGAACGCCATCCCTAGTTGGTTCAATCTCAACTGGATTTCGCACTCTCCATCGAAAGTGTTTGCGGGTATCGGAAAGAGCGCGATGCAGGGACTCGGACTCGGATTTGCGAAGGAACTGCCTAGCGTCCTCTCGCGAGTGAAAGCGATCACATCTCGCGTATCTGACGCTGCAACGGGCATAGCGGGTTCAGCTCAACTCTCCCCAATGTCCGCGATCGGTGGTGGCAATCGTGGCATCGGTGGACTCGCAGCCGGATCGGGCGCGATGGGCGGAAGCGGCTCGGCTGTCTTCCAGCGCGGTGCGATCGTCGTCATGTCGCAACCGGGGCAGAACGAAGAGCGTATCGCCGAGATGACCGCACAGAAGATCGTGCGTAAGATTCGAACAGTCCAGGCGGGAGCGGTCTAATGGCGGTGGGATTCTCAACGGATGTGACGTTTTCGGTCGTTCCAGACGACGGAGCGCGCTTACCGTTTCCAGCGCCCACAACCGACTCCGACGCGAAAACGTATGACGCTTCGATCCTGCTGGGCTCACAGGCCGATTACGACCTCTTGGAAGCGTACGTTTCCGGTTTCGACATCCTGCCGGCGATGGGCGGCGGCGGGCTGGTCGTGGTCAAGCGCGGCCGCGGCGTCCGAACGCTGACCATCCCTTTAGCGAACGGAGCGGAGCGCGCGTACCGGGCGCTGCTTGTCTCGCTCTCGCCGCGCGTGCGAATGTTTTCGGACGATCACTTCGCGGCCGACGCATCGTGGTTGGTTCTGGGCGTTGACGAATGAGCCTCTCCGAGCACAAGCGGTACATCCGCATCAGCATCAACGATGCTCCGGTCAATTTCGTCGATTATTCCATCGGCGAATCGATCGACAACCTCTGCACGGTGGCCGAGTTCATCCTAGCCGAGATGCCGTCGCCCGAGATCGCGATCGCGGATGACATTCTGATCGAGTGGGTCGATATCGACGCGGATCTCGTCTACGCGATGTTCGGCGGCACGGTCTCCGCGCTCGACATCGAATCCGAGCCCTGGCTACTCAACGTGCGGTGCGTTGATCAACTCGAATTGCTCCGCAAAATCAAGAACGGCTCCGACCTCGTGTTCGGGGAACCGGACGGCGTTCCCGCAATGACCGAAGGCGAAGCGCTGATGGCCGTGCTCGATTACTGCGGGATCGATTACGACATTGCGGACATCGCTGACACCGGCTACGTGCTCGGAGAGCGCGAGCGCGTCAGTTGGTTGCGAGACGGCACAACCTCGGGCGCCCAGATCGCGGCCGAACTCAATCGCGTATTCCGCATGAGCATCTTCACGATCGGCAACAATCGCGTCATCCGACTGCCGTACGATCCGACTCCGGACGATGCCACCGGGCTGTACGCCACCTACGAAAAGGGCGTCAACATCAACTTCCAGGCACACCACCGGACGCACGGGGATCGTGACCGGGTACAGAATGTCTGGGTTGTCCGAGGCGTCACGCAGGAGGACACGAACGGAAATTGTTCGCGAACTGTTTGGGCTCGAGCGGAAGACGGCGGCTTGCTCGTCGGCAGCTCACGTCGCGCCCGCGTGGCGGTTCAGGAATTCCAAAGCGACCTGATCCAGGATGAGGAGCTCGCCGAGCAGATCGTCCGCTCGCTGATGCAGCAGACGAACCGGATGCCTGACGAGGGCACCGCGACACTCGAAAACGATCCGAACGTTCATCAATGTTCCAAGATCGCGATCGTCGATCCGACCTATGGCATCCGGGCGGATCCCCGGTATTTCCTCGTCCGTGCGGTCAATCGATCCGGGG